TGCCCGATTTTCTTCAGGAAGGCTTCGTTCTCTAGTTCCCACTCGGACATATTAACTCCAACTCGTAAGGATTGATACGGACATCTCACAGCTGAGCAGATCGCCTGATGCAGCATTGAGAATTCTTGGTGCGCTTATTGCACTTACATTATAGACCAGAGATGATGCCGCCAACTTGGCAAACACACCACAGACAATATCTTCGATACCGTTAAGGTTGCCTTCATTGTCAAACAATGGGACTGTCATAATAATTTTGAAACTAGCCATTGGACTGATTGTGATGTGCTGGTTATTGCTGGGTGTTAAATAAGGATCGTCCGGAGATACAATCACAGAATTTGCAAGAACGGTAGCAGGCGGAAAAGCAAAGACTTGATATTTTGTGTTATCTACTAGCGCGGTGGCTAAAGTAGTGCGGAGTGTGGTTATCGCTACTGGCGGCATTAGCCCACCATTGATCTTGGATCAAGTGCATGAGCTATCAATCCTCTGACCTTAGCGAGCAGCTGGGCTGACATTCGGTAAGGTGAGGGCTGGAAATCGACAAGGTTAGAACCTGAAAGGGTAGCGGTTCTAGATTGCCAGATTTCTGTGCTGACCATTACGGCAGCATTTTGAACAGCAGCGTCTAAAGTCCAGTCAGTTGTAATATCCCCAGTAACGGTACCAGCAGGAAAAATTGTATTTTTTTCTATTGCACTTGCAGCACTTATTGTATAAGTAATGGAATAAGTGCTGACTGCTGTCAATGTCTTTGTGCCATTCCATGCAGATCCACAATTTGTAATAACTACGGAATCTCCAACAATAAACTCATGCACATCATCAAAATAAAGTGTGGCAGATGTAGTTGTTTTGGAATGAGCTGTTGCAAATGCTGTTTTTACAGCAAGCATTGGAAGCAGGACTGCATCTGCTGCGTCACATACTTCTTGAATTGTCGCATCTGAATATAGCGAGCCTACGCCAAGTACGCTTTTGAGTTCAGCTACTGTGCAGAGTGACATTCTTATTCCTTTCTAAAGACTCTAGGGGATCAGAGGGCTAATGACCCCCTAGAGCGACTTAGTTTCTAACTGATTAAGTTAGGTTGAAGCGACGAACGCCCTTACCTGACTTGCCAACATATAGTGCCAAGTATCCGTAAAGTGCGATCTGGATCTGACCTGTGCCAAGAAGATTGACACGAAGTTCAGTAGTTGGTGATTCCCATGTATAAACAGAACCTGGAGCAACAAGGAACATTGAATCATCAATGACCCCTGCGGTTGTAATGTTGTGATCCACAATGAGATCTGTGCCAAGTACGTTTCCAACATTTGAACCTTGTGAAACTGCACCTGAATTGTTTTGAGGATTTCCTGCTGAGTACAAAGGACGCTTGTTGTCATCTGTGTAACCGATTAGTGCAGCCCAAACATCAGTTGATGCTACTAACTTGCTGGCGTAATCGCCACCAGTTCCCTTATATGCTGCTGCTGATTCAGTTGCAATAAATGACTGAATTCCTGCTGCTGTTGCTGCTGTAGTTGCAGCTTGTGTTCCTGATGTTGCAAGTGCTGAAAGAAGTGCTGTGTCTGTTGCCTTCTCATACGATTTTCTCAACTCAGACATCAAAAGTTCCATGAACGCAGGAGATGATCTGTCGATGAGCTCAAAACTCACTTCATTGAGTCCACTGTACTTCTGAATCGACACTGTGTCATATGCACTTGTCATGCCTGTTTCTGATGTTGCTGAACCTTCATTGACTGCTGCAACTGTAGGTGCAACGTTTGCTGATGAAGCATTTGTGTAAAGGCGTGGAATGGTAAATGACATTCCAGTAATTCCTGCAAGTGATCCGCGAGTTACAGCATTGAACGCTGGTCGTCCTGAGAATGTATCTGTTAGGAATGTGTTGAGGTGTGAAGGTAATGTCAAACCTGTATTTGTTGAAGTTGAATCGTCAGCTGCTAATACTGTGCGACGCGCTGCATCGTCACCCATTGCTGCCTTGATGTTAGCTTCTAGATATTGTGCTGATGAAATTGGTGCAATGCGCTCGCGCACATTAGTAACTGCAACTGTTGGGCGAGCCGCTTCTACTGCTGCCGCTTCAACTGCTGGAGCTTCTGCCTGAGTGGTTTCTTCCACGATGGGCTCGCTTTCTGGTTGTGTTGGTTCAGCAGGGATTGTTTCCTCTGCTGCAATCTCTAGCACCTGAGCAGACTTAAATGCTGGCTCTGTTACAAGAGAAACTTCTTTTAGACGCGCTGACGAAACAACAATATGTCCATCGCGTGAAGGCTTTGATGCAATTACTTCTGCACCGACTGAAAGACCGGAGACCAGTCCTTCTTGTGCTTGAATAAGTGCATCGTTACCACCTGTTGATCGTGACAACTTAAATGTTGCATAGATACCATCTTGACGAACCTCAGCAGAAATCATGCGTCCTACTGGCTTTTTTACGTCGTGCTGAGATAACAATTTAATTTTTGTTGGGTCTGCAATCTCAATTGAGCCAGCCTCAAATACAACGCCGCCCATATTAGTTTGTCCAATTTCGCCTGTTCCCATAGGCACAATTTTGCCTGAGATTTCTCGACGATCTTCATTGCACTCAATTGATGATGCTTCAATGATTAGTTGATCCATTAGATGCCTGCACTTCCGTTTGGTGTTAAATCTGTCATTGCCATTGCTTGTTCAGTTGTAATTAGTCCAAGTGTTATAAGTTTTTCAAGCACTTGAATTTCGACTAGAGGATCTTGCTTGAGGAATGTGTCTCCTACGCAGAATTTAACCTCATGCCCAGATGTAGAAATATCATCCATTGAAAGACGAGACTGAATCGCTTGAATATAAGGCTCAATCGATAGCGCATAAAATTGCTTACGCTCGTCTTGGACATTGGCATATGTCATTGTCGAATTCATGTCACTTGACAAATAATAAGCAGGCACATTCATTGTGCGAGCAATTTGTGTTGAAAGATTCTGAATAGCATCGTTATACATCATGTCTTTTGGACTAAATGAAACTGACTGATATTCAAGAGTAGATGTTAAATAGCGAGTGCTGTTTGTTTGCGCCCCACGCTTCCAAGCAGAAAGTAATCCTTGAACTTCACTAGGTGGCAAATCTGCTCCGTTGTTACGGATGTATCCAGCAGGTTGTGGTTGAGCAGAATTTACAGCTGCGGCGCGTTCAACGTCAATTGCTGCTTGGATCGTGCGACTACCGCGATCTAATACGCCTTCATCAAATCCTTGAATTGTTACAATGTCGTTCATGTCGATTGGCTTCATGTCAACATAGTATTGAGTAACCATGATGCCTTCGAGATCTGTTGTAAATGTAACGCGAGAGTTAGCAACCCACTCAAATGATGCTGGGCGTCCATCTTCGGCATACCGCTCAGTAACTAAAAGATAACAGACACCATGGAACAAGAGACTATCTACACACCAAGTCAATGTGACAAATGATGGTTGATTTTTAGAAAGTTGCTTGATCCATTTTGGTGGAGCTATTACTTCACCAGTAGAAGTCTTGTAATACTCTAAAGGAATTGAAGCAACAGTTCCACAGATTAAATTACGAGCTCTTGCAACGCTTGGCACGGACATCGCATCATGTCGTGAGACCCTAGCAAAAATTGCATTGTAAAGGCTGGGCATATTTTCACCCATAACTTGCGGTGCCAATTGTGCTTCAACAATTTGCGATTTACGCGAGAAGATACCCATAGACAGAAAGTGTAGCATTTGTCAAGAGATTAGACAATGTGCTAGGGCGTGTCTAACTATAGATTTGAGGTTTAGGTGCAGGGATCATTAACTTGCTAACGACCATTGCCAAGCCAATAGGTGCGGAAATGTCTCCAGCACTCTTTCGTTTAATGATGCGCCAAGCCGAATCGTTGACTTTAGCTGCACAGTTATTCATCTGCTGGATCAATTCCGCCTGCCCATTATGGACAACGCGAGCATTGACCAAGCCTTCTAGTAGATCTCCACAGGCTTTGTAAAACTGCTGGCCTGAAACATCCTCAACCATAACGCCAGCATTGCTCAATCTATCGGCAATTGTCTGGGTTGCGTATTTGTCGAAGCAAACAAGACGCGGTTTATAAATATCGCACCAGCCCTTAATCGATGCCGCCATTTTTAGTTCATCAATGGCGATTTGAGAGCTGTAAGTCTCCAAGATTCCGATGCCAATCCTCCCATCTGGGAGAAGTTGTCCTGCGACCAATGATCCGTTCCTGCGTGAAGGACTGACATCGAAACCAAACACAGTATAAGCCCCAGCCGACATTTCTAGCGTGCTATCAGATGTATCTTCCAATATGCCGTGAGGCCAAGGACTACTTAATGAGTCGATCCACTGACAAAGCGTTTCAGTGCGTGTATTTTCGATAGGAGATGTTGCAATTGCTTCTTCAATCGCATCCTCCGTGATCGTGTACCCCAATGAGGGGTTAGCCATAGCCCATGCATTGCGGTCGTTTATCTTGCAGTATTGCGGTGCTGAGTATTCATAAAATCCAAATGACTTGGGAGGGTAATCGATGGCTCTTTCCCGTAGGTCATTGAGTACAGTGCTGAAAGCATCTCCCGCATTCGAGGTAAGAAGTGTCTGACTGTTTGGATGACCTCTAGTTGTAGGAGTAGCAGCTCTAAATCCATCTTCTGTGATTTCTCGGATTTCATCGATGTAAAGCAATCCGTTGACGGATCTTCCGCGACTTCCATCTCTAGTTGCTGCAACAACATCAAGCCTTGCTCCAGAGAGCATCTCAATGCTTTCAGTGCCGTTGGCGTGTCGGATCTGCTTAACGAATCCTTTAAGGTGGTCATTTGTCTCCAATAGGTGAGTGATCTGTCT